TCCAGAAATTTGAATATCACCGTCTTTTGGACTACCAGGATTAATCAATGGATTGCTAGTTGCAGCACCTGATATATTACCAGTTATCTTACTACCAGCTAAAGATGTAATCCAAGATGGGTTAGAATATGAAGCACTGGTGACAACACCATTTAAAACGGCACCATTGATTGTTGATGTAAATGTTTTTGTACCACCAATAGTTTGGTCACCAACCGTATATACTCCATTAGTTACTGTACCAGCATTACCAGTAATACCAATTGCCCATGTACCTGTTGCATTTGTTCCTGATGGTGTCGGTAAAGTATTAGCATAAGCAAAAGCACCAGCTGCAAATTGATTAACTTGTGTAATTGTGGTGTTTTGATTACTGTTAATGGTTTCAATACTATTCAAACGTGTATTTTGTGTGGCATCGACACCTTGAATGATAGAAATGGCCGTATTCTGATTGATATTATTTGTTTCAATAGAATTTAATCTGGTATTCTGTGTAAGGTCTACACCTTGAATAATAGAAATTGCTGTATTTTGGTCTGTATTAATAGTTTCAATACTTTGAATACGAGTATTTTGGGTGTTGTCCACACCTTGTATAATACTAATAGATGTATTTTGATTTGTATTGATTGTTTCAATACTTTGAATACGAGTGTTTTGAGTATTATCAACGTTCTGTAAATAACTTACAGCAGCTGATGTGGCCACATTTAAAGCACTTGGGTTAGTTGTTGAACTGCTGAGGTATTCATCTGTTAAGACACGATAGAATAAACCATTATCAACATCATTCATATCAAAATACTTACTTGATTCATTCCAACGGATAGACGCATTGGCACCAGAAATACCACGATTTACGGTAAATGTGCTGTTTAATGCTGTAGCACTATTTGCATTTATTGTGAAATTGTTTGTGCTGTAAATGGTAGTACCAACAATCACAAAGTTACCGCCAACAGAGAACTGACCAGCAACAGAAGCATTGTTTGCAACTGTTAATGAACCCGTAATACCAGCATCATTAGAAATACTTAATGTTGAGCCTTCGATGCTTGTATTAGAAACTAAAGAATTCGTAATTAATCTACCTACAAGATTTGCTGATGCGCCAAAAATTGCACCGTTTGATTGTAGATTATTAACAAATACGTTACCTTGAGCATTTAATGTCGAGGTACGAATTAAATTATTAGAAGAAATGTCATTTGCAAATACGTTACCACTAGCATTGAGTGAAGTGGTACGAATCAATGTGTTTGCGGTGAGTTGATTTGTAACAACACTACCTCGTAGTAAGGAGTTGTTTGCTACTTCTAAACCATTACCTGCACCATTGATGAACACATTGGCTAACGCAGACACACTACTACCTACGGACAACACACCAGAAATAATGGCAGAACCAAAAAGGCCTGCATTAGTGACTGACAAACCAGTTCCAACACCGTTTAAAAACAATGTGCCTGAATCTTTGGTGTAATTGTTGGCACCAATGTTGTTTAATTCAATAGCTGCTCTATTTTGTTGAGCAAGCAAATCACCAAATGTGTTTGTAAAACTAAGGACTGGTACTGTATTAGCCATTATTGTTTCCCGGATAATTGCATCAAGAGCTCTTTGATGGTTTTGACATCATCTCGTAACTCACTGATTTCATTTTTAACTTTATTTATCTCATCTTTTTGGTTGTTTAATAACCTAGATTTCATCTTGTATTCTTCTAATCCAGATACATCCGTATTGATAAGAGCCATAGTTTTTGTATCTCTAATGAAAGTTGTTCCTTCTACTTTTACGAGAGCCATATTACACCGCCGATGGTAGAGCAATTGCACGAATATCGGATAAGAACGGTACTGCTGTTTTATCTGATGTTGCCAGAACTACTTTAATTGCAAATTGATTAAAGTTATTGTATGTCTGACCTGTTACACCACTAGTATACTCAACATAATTCTGTGCTACACCAGATTCACCAGGTGCCGCCACAAATTCATAAGTGCCATCTCGTGTCTGTGAATACAAATCAGATGTGTTGTTAATTAGTGTCATTAACTGCCAGTTACCAGATTCAAATGTCTGTGTATCACTTCTTGACAATATCTTATAGTAAACATAAATGTTTGTATTAACTGGACGATATGCTGTGAAGTATACACGTAAATCACCCGAATCAAATCCTTGATCCAAAATAACTTTCTTAGTAATATAACGAGCATCTGCATTACCACCTGAAGGTGATGTTTCGCCTGCCACAATAACTGTTGCGCCAACGCCTGGTGATGAGTTTGCATCAACTACAGAAATTGTAGGTGTTGTTGCGTAACCAGAACCAGCATTAGTGATATAGATATTTCGAACCACACCACCAACTACGTTAGCTGTTGCAGTAGCACCAGAACCGAAACCATTTGTTGGCGTAATTACAACAGATGTGGTGTTTACATTGTATCCGGAACCACCATTTGAAACTGTAATAATGTTGTTTGACAAACCTAAGTTATTAATTGTCCATGTAATCGTGTATACACCAAGACCATCATCAGAAATAATTGGTGATACAGCATCATCAACTGTTGTCATGTTAGCAAACAATGAGAATGATGTATTAGAGTTTGCCACCAATACACGTTCACCTAAACCATCATTTAAATAAACGTCATCATAGGTTGGTGTACCATACTTACCTGGAGTTACTGATTGTGTAGGTGCTGCAGTCTTGGTAGAATTTAAAGTAGCAGCATAAGAGTAACTCATTGTAGTGCTACCAGGAATAAAGTCTGTTGTAGATACGTTAAACGCATTTACTAAGACATCAGTATTGGCTGCCGATGTAACTGAGCTGCTGATTGTATTTGGATTTAAGAAATATGAAATATCTTCTTCAACCAATTTACGATATGGTAAACGATTTGGTACTACAAACTGTAATGTTGGTTGAGTACCGGTCGAGAACACACAACGTTCAACTGTAAACATCATTGATTCGTTTTGGTCTGCAGTCCATGTTTGTGAATTTTGTGATAAGAACAATGAACCAACATATGGTGCTGAATTAATTTTGGTAATTGTTGTTGGTGTCGGATCGCTTGGCAAGTTCTTTACAGAAGATGCTATTGCGGTGTCACCGTTTTGTGCTGTATAAATTGTATAGTCATTTGAGGTTGGGCAACGAACAATAAACGCATACAATTTATTAGATTCCAAATACACAGGTGCTGGGAATTTAAATACAGTATATGTATCAGGATCCAAATAATGTGGATTATTAGATACTTTGATATTTTCAGCAGTCAATGTAACTTGTGAATTATCTAATGTTTCACCATTTGGATATCCGTTGAGAGTACCAACAATTGACACAGTAACAGGAGCAAACTGACTTGCTTTTGTTCTAAAGAATAATTTAATAGAATCAATGAAACATCCATTTGGATAATTTTCTTTATCAATAATAAATGTTTGTGCTACAGGATCCCATACAGTTGTATATGTGTATGAAGTTACATTGGTTCTTTCTGCTGTGCGAGTGAAAGTATTCTTAGCAGAATCAATTGAAGAAGCAAAATTTAGTCCTTGTTTGGTTTGTTGTAAACCAGAAGCAAAGAATGTAGCTTCAGCAAATGTTTGAGCAGAACTTATATTACCACCAACAGAGTCATCAATTCTAAATGTTCTCTGTCCTGTATTGAATGTACCACCAGGCAAAGCAAAGACACCAGAAATCATACCAGCTTCATTTGTTTTCATCGTGCCAATCGAATAGATGTCACTATTGGCTGTTGTGATACTTGAACTCAAATTGGCCAACTTGGTTGTACCATTGTAATTCGTAATAGTGGCTGATTGTCCAATACCTGTGCCGTTAATAATATAAATTGTATTGCCAGTATAGAAGTTATTAGTTGCAGAGGCAGTCGCACCAAGTGTGATGGTTGTGGTAGTATTAGCATTAACTACACGACCTGAGTTATGTGTAAATGATGCTATTGTACCACTAGCTGATGAACTCTGATATTGTCCTGATGTATTATATGTGGAGTTACGAATTGTTGAACCAGCCGTAAATGTTTGGCCAACAATATCACCAACAACATACAGACGCCAGCTTGTTGGATTGCTTGGATAACGATAGTAAGAAACAACCTTAGCAGCTGGATTGAAATTAGATCCAACAAGATAACCAATGACATCACCATCTTGAAATGAACCAGACACATTGGTTAACTCAAGAACGTTTGGTTTACGAATGTATTTGTTAACTGGTACAGAATCAAAATATGCATTGACATTCGTATTTACTTTTAGTCCATATGTGTTAAAGAATAGGAACTGTGGACGAATGTATGGCAAAATACTAACATCGGTAATAAATCCAGCGGTCTCAACATAACTTGAATTAAGTTTATCATAATAACCTAAAACAGTTTGCTGTTGTTGAGTGGTGTATGTTGTTACTTGATTAACACGCCAGTTACGACCAGAAGCAATTACATTGTCAGTTGATGTTGCAACAGTAGTTTTCCAATCACCCACTTGTAACACATTAACCTGGTCACTAGAACGATACACCTGTAAATTTGGATCAACAATTAACAAATCAGGTGATTTTTCTGTGTCTACCCAATTGTCCATTGGAGGACTGAGTGTTAATGTACCTGAATTCAAAGATACTGAGAATGGATTTAAGTTCTCAAAACGAGATGCAATACGTTGTGAGACCACATTAGCTGTTGTATATGGTAATGTAAAGAAATTAGAAGAACTACTTTGTGAAATCTTATAACCAAGATTCTGTGCACTTGTAGAATCTAAACGACCCATATTGTATGCTAATGCCAATGATTGTAATGGGAAGTTTTGAACTTGCTGTGAAGCAGTCATTTGTTTTGTTCTACGATTGACAGTCACCAAGTAATCTGTGGTTGTTGTATCTGAAGCTGCATAACTAGAGAAATCATCAACCAAAATACCATTCTTGAAACGATTCAATCCGTTACCATCAGGAATCTGGAGAGATGAAGCACCTTTTTCTAAAAGATTAAGTGCTGTGTAATATTCGATGTTGTTTACACGACTCTCTAAGCTAGAAATATCACGCATCAACCAACGTTTGTGTTTGACACGCTCAAGTGATAAATTTGGCAACACATCAGTAGCTTCACCTGGAATGTATGCAGTGTATGGGTCGTGATACAGGTTTGCAATCACCAACGAACCATCAGGTTCAATTGGTGAAATTGGATTTGTTGATGGAGTACCTTGAACAATTTCAAAGTTTCTGTCTTTGCTTAATACCAATTTATCAAAACGACCAAGATAGAAACCATAATCAGATTCGAATTCTGTTAAGTCTACAGGAATATATGCACCTGCGGCACCAGAGCCAGAACTAGATGTGCGAATTGTAAACGAACTTTGAGCATTGATTAGTGATGGTCTGAAGTCCAATGTATCACGCAACTGATAGAAATTACCACTCGTTGACATATAAGATGAAATCTCAGCATAACTTTCTGGTGAAGATGATACAGGTGACAAATAAGACATGACAGAATAATATCCGTCACCACCAGTGGTTGAATAGTAGTCTAATACAACTAATAAATTACCTTCAATCTGTGGTTGGCCTACACCCAATGTAATGGTTGCAAAGTCATAGTATGAATCTCGTTGACCATTATCAAATGTAAATCGATTAGTTACATCATTGATTGGATTGGTTAACATAGCATCAGTTGCTGCTGTGCCTGGAGATTTCGTGTCAATAATCTTAACGATACGTTTTACATCAGTAATATACAATTTCTGTGGTTGACCCGGTGCAACAACACCAGCATTCAAAATATAAACTTGACCATTTGTTAGGTCAACTTTAGTGTTTGTTAATACAGTTGTACCTGACAGGTTAACACCTGATGTGTTACCTGTTATTTTATTTTTAGCTTTCAACACAAACGAAGTATCATTACCATTACTTACAAAAGCTTTAGCAATAATAGTGGCTGTAAAGGCACCCAAATCGGATGTTGGTGTTGTGAATGTGGCTGTTCCACCTGAAGAAGTGATTGAACAGGTACGACTACCTTGATTCCAAGGAATAATTTGACCTGCCGACAACCCACTTGACAAAGGATTAGTTACAACAATTTGGAAATTTTGTGATACAGCATCACCAGATAACGTACCGTTTCCTAAGAATCTAAGTGTTGATGTTGGTGCTGAACCAAATGTTAATTGAGCAACAATGTTTCCACCAGATACGGTGAAAGATACGTTACGGAACACTTGTGTCGTGGTGTAAGAAGAATTGTTTGCAAATGAAACAAATGGATTACCAACAGTAAACAATAATTCTGGTGCATTTGGATTTTGTAATACAACATCACCTTCAGCCACATTGTTTACTTTGTTTAGGTTACTGATAGCTGCATTGGCAGTAATACTATATGGTGTGCCTGATGTGGCACGAATCATACTCTCAAAATCAGTTGTATCAAAACGTAATGTAAATACAGAATTGTTTGCTAGTGTTGTTGTAAATGGTCGGTCAACATATGCAATTTTAGCTGCTGCATCATAAGTTGTGATTGTTCTAAAATCACCTGCAGATGTACCAGTATCAATACTTACAGTAACACCAGTATATGCATTTGCTACGTTAGAAAATAAATTAGTATTTGGTAATTTTATATACGTATTATTTGCATTAACTGGTGCCAATTGTGAAACGTTGGCTGATAATGTTTGATTTTGAATATTGTAAACATAAGCTTTATAAACATAAGCCGCACTGTTTGCTGTATTTGAAGTGCTATCATATGTTATGTTACGAATGTATGCTGTGGCTGCTCGTGTTGAGTTATACGAGGCTTGATTTGTAGTTACAATATTGGCTTTGTTTACAGTATGAAAATCGATTTGAGGTGAAGTTGTTACATCAAACACACCGTTTGCCGAATTAACATAAAAGAAATTACCATAATCAACAAAAGTAGGATTGTTTGTAACTGTTGATTGAGTTCTTGCTCGTGTATTTGTTAAAGTTACATCCGACTGATTCTCTAATCGATATCCACGAACATAGGCAATTCCCTTAGAAATACCTAAATCATATAAATCACCACTTACTGTATTGGCTTTAGGTGTTAATGTGTAATCGTTAACAATGAAGTCACCATTGGTGTCATTGGTACGCTTGGCGAAGTAATCATCAATGACTGAGTATACAGTACCATCAACTTGTTTAACAACTGCACCATCAACAAGGCGAACTAACTCAATGAAGTTGTCATCGTTACCTAATTGTAATGTGCGTGTTTCTAAATCTAAACTAATCTTATAACGGTCGGCACCTGGCGCTTGATAGTTTGTTGCATTGAATGCTGGATCCAATAAAGATGAATCATCAACTGCATCAATGATTGTTTCGGTTGCATTTAGTCCAACTCTTAGTGATGGTACAGAACTATATTTTGATAGAACAATAGTTTGTTCACTAGCAACAACAAAGTTACCTTCAACGTAAAAAATACCTTGAGAGATGGATGCTGTAGAAGAAAGTCCTGTGGCTAAATTACCAACAGTTTCGGTAATAAGTGTTGCAGTTAAATTGGATCCAACCAAGAAAACTGTATCACCAGAAGCGAATCTATCACCAGAAATATAACTGACAATTAATGTTGGTGGATCTCCTTCACCACCAGCTGCCGTTGTCGTTGATTCTACGGTTGCAACAACCTTAGCAACAATGTTTCCACCAGCAGAATAAACAGTACCATTTAAGAAGTCTGATGCTGTAATCGTGGCACCAGAATTATCAGTTGCATTTAATTTTAAATAATAAACGTTTTGATTTACCGTTACTTTACCACCAGAAATAGGTGTGTTCTGTGCAAAAATGGCATCCGCAAAACTTGTAATTTGATTTTGAAGAATAGTCTGTGACTGTGTTAACTCACGAGCTTGAACTGCAAATCCTGGTTTAAAAAGAATACGATGAAAATTCTTATTAGGATCAAAATCATCAAAATATGGGTCTACATTAAAATTAAGTGCCATTTTTTCTTTCCATTAAAAGCTTAACACAATGCGAAATTGTTCTGTACCATCAGGACTTCTTTGAACACCTTCTCTATTCTCTATGTATGCCATATATCCTGAGTATATAATGAAGTCTGGATTTTCTGTTGTCAATAGTGTTCGAACTGCGCCGGTTATTGGTCCACTAGGATCCTGAATCAAAGCCTGATTAATTGTTGGTTCTCCGGTTATATTTATGACTCTTACAATATTGTTTAGAGCGTCAAAGCTAACAACTTTTGCAGAAAAAGATGCTGTGGCCAAACTGGATCCTTGATAAATCGTTTGACCACTAACATAACTTCCTGTACCAGGAGAAACAAATAGTTTAGTTGTAACATCATAGACTGAGTTGTTTGCATAACTAAACGGTACTGATGTGATAGATTCTTGTGAAACGGGGTCAACCAACAAACCAACTTGATAAAAAGTCATGTCTGTAGGTATTTGTCCGTTCTCACTTTCAATAAATTCTGGAGCAACCATAACATGGTTACAACCTAATTCAGATATTGAACTGAAACCGTGGCCACCAACAGGAGATGCCGGTGCAATGGCTACTGCGGTAACATTAGGTGTTGAGAATCCGCCGATGACCGAAATGGTTGCTTCAGCGAATGTATAATTCGTACCTGTGTTGGCCATTACCACGTCATACAGATAACCTGCTGAGTTTATAACTGGTGTGGCGTTAGCAAATTGTCCATCACCAGTAATTGTAATGGTTGCACCACCTGGAGT